ACTTCTTGCTTATCGACACGACCAAAATCTTCAGGGACTTGACGCTCTAACCACCAAGCCGATGCTTTCCAATCTCCTTGACTAGCCGCGCTGGATATAACTGCAACCTTTTTAGCGATTGCTTCCGCTCTCGCCCGTGTGAGAGACTCCAAAAACTCCAAGTAGATTTTCTCCTCGGGTTTAGGTTTAGCATCGGAAATCGTTGCCAACCTATCTCGTTCTACCATTCCTCGGCTCATCCAGTTATAGAAACTGGACTCAGAAACATTTACCATGGCTACCGCTTTGTTTACTGGCATACCAAGGACAATAAGATTGATTAACTCTTCTCGCTTTACCTCATCAAGAAGCATCAGCGCTCGCCCACCAGTTTTAGGCTTAGGTTTAGCGCTCTTCTTTACAACTGCGGTTGTCACTTTTTTTTCTCCATGGGTTTATTCTACCCTCTTAACAACTGGAGCAGTAGTTGTACGCTCGAATGTTTTTAACACCAGTTTCAAATTGTTTCCCGCAATGGTAACAACTGACAGTCTTTTTCTCAGACTTGTTCTCTAGTTTGGTTATCTCAAACCCTAGTAGTTTCATAATAATCTCCTAAGCATGTTCTCTATATCCGCACTCCATACATTCATGGATAGGGTCTCTTCCGCATACTTTACCTTTAATCTTAGTAATTTTATTACATCCCTTACACAATTGTGGCATTACTCCTCCTCGACTGAACAAGCCTCTATGGGGATAAATAATAACTCAGCAATGTCTTTCCAACCATTTATGGTGTTAGCCCATTGATTTAAGTCCTCGCTGTGAACTCTCATATTATGGTCACCGACTTTAATTGTTGTACGACCCACGGGAATATGCCCAGGCTTGGATTTCCCTCCCGCGAGAATTTCAGCCACCTCTTCAGAACTAAAGCCTGTTCCCCGCAAGCCCGTACTGGTTAGAAGTTTGTTCAACTCCTGTGGGTCGTATGTTGCCAAGTCAGAGGTTCGATTATCGACGATAAGGATTTTGATTTCCTCTACATCATCGACATCAACCCAATGAACGGCAATTTTCTCCCAGCCCAATTGAAGCGCACCTTGGTAGGTGTGATTGCCTGAGAGAATATGTTTTGTTCTTTTATTAACTACGATAGGTCGGTATTGACCCATGTAGGTAAGGGACTCAATGATTGAACCAATGTCGCCCTCTCTTGGATTCAGCGGGTGAATCTTTATCTCGTTAATCTCAACTGTCTCTATATCTGAAGCGGTTACCTCGGAGCGTTCGCCACTTGGTTCAGGCTCAACGGGTTTGCGTTCAGGTAATCCTAATCTTGATTTGATTTCTTTCAGGGCTTTTTGTTTTGTTGGGAACTCTTCATATAGTTGTTCTCGCCAAGCCTTGTAAACGGTACTCTCAACCGTAAACTTCCAAGCGCTAATCTTTACTTCAGGGTCGCTAGGTAAAGACTTAGAACCTCCCACATTATCTTTTTCTTTGCCATTCATCAGCCTATCTAAAATCTCAACCTCGGCTTGAGTGAATCCTGTTCCCTCAAGTTCAGGGAGTGTGGTCAATAAACTCTTAAGTAACGGTTCGTTATATGTTGCAAGGTCAGTTATACGATTATCAGCCAAGACAATCTTGCGAGCAGTCTCTTCATTTACATCTACATAGGTAATCTTGATTTTCTTCCAGCCAAGTTTCTTTGCCGCTTTGTAGGTATGGTTACCAGCCAAAATGAAATTCGTTCCATACTGAACAACAATTGGACGATATTGCCCATGGGCTTTGAGTGACTGTGCAATCGCCTCAATGTCACCTCTGCGTGGATTTGTTGGGTAACTCTCGAGCGTGTTAAGTGCAACTGAATCAACTTGTCCAACTTTTATGTTTGCTTTCATTTAATGTATATCCATGCTTCAAAGTTAAAGAACTTCCAAAACATTGTGCCTACTGTGAACCCTGCGTTCTCTGCCAATATCTGATTTCTCATGGAGGTGTTTACTTTCATGATTGGTCGGAGGTCGCGCTCTTTGTTTAGTATCTCATCGGAACTAAAGGCTTTGCGCTTGAAGTCATAATGGGCGCCGTGGATTACTTGCTCTAGTTCACCTGATTCTTCTCGGACTTTCTCAGCCCATATAAAAGCCCCACCCTCAACTAAAGATTCGTAGATAAGGCTCAGGATGTTTGGTCTGTCCTCGTATGGAACAAACTGAAGTGTGAAGTTTGAAAGAATAAGACTGGATTTACCAAGGGCGGTAAAGGCTCTAAGGTCTTTGCGGATATAGATAGTTTCATCATGGGACTCAGGTAAAAGGTTGTCGGCTATATCGATTCCGACTTTCTTACCACGGTGGGGAAGAAGTTCTAATAGTTTTCCAGTTGAACATCCAAGGTCAATTACCTGAGTATCTTCAATCATAAAATATGTACTCAAGTCACAGATTGCTTCAGTCAGCGTGTGATAGTTTGGAATTGACTGAGCGATATGGTCATCAAAGTTGTCAATGGTGTCAAAAGAAAATGGCTTAGTAGAACTCATGAAGCCTTCTACCAATTGCTTCCACGACAGGAATTGTAATTGTTCTTCCGCATCTTTCATACCTTTCGGAATCTGAAACTCTTCGTCCATCATCGTAAAACTCCGTCCATCCATCAGGTAATCCTTGTAGGCGCTCGCACTCCAAGGGAGTTAGTTTTCTTATTGCAAAATTATCTTCATCTCCAATTTGAACTCCATGACGGTCTTGCGCTGTTATGGTGTACATAGGGTCACCATCATCTTTAATCATTCGCCCGTTCGGTGATTTGTTTACTCTTGCTACATCAAGGACTGGACGAACAAATGGAACATTGCCACCACCTGTACCCCATTGTGCTGTGACAGTTGGAACTATTCCGTTTGTATAAGTTCGCATTTCTTTATCTCTCCTACTCTCTGCTTCAACTACATACTGTCGAGCGTTGCCTCCTTTGTAGTAATGGGCGTCGAGGGTCGGAGAAATGTCGGAGAAAAACCCCTGCCTTCCTTTTGATTCTTTCGAGTCCGTTTCATCATTGCTTCTACTTGCCCTGCCGATAGGGAATACTTTGGGTCGGGGTTTTCCTCTAAGATGTCCGATAAGGAATACCCGTTCTCTGTGTTGCGGGACGCCGAAATTTTGGCTGTCAAGCAGTTCCCATTGACAGTCATACCCCAAGCCATCCAAGACTTCGAGGATGATTTCAAAGGTTCTTCCTTCATCGTGGTTGAGGAGTCCTTTAACATTCTCAAAGAGAAGATAAGGTATTGATTTTTCGTGAGCGAGTCTAAACATTTCAAAAGCGAGTGTCCCGCGGGTGTCGTCCAAAGAGAATCCAGTTCGCTTTCCTGCAACTGAAAAAGTCGCACAAGGGAATCCTCCAACAAGGAGGTCGGCATCAGGAATGTCTCCAGCGGAAATAGTTCTAATATCTCGTCCGTCAGGTTGTTCTCCGAAATTTCTTGCATAAATTTTCCTCGGTCTCTCTAACCATTCATTACCCCATACAAACTCATGACCAGTTCTTTCAAGTCCGAGTCTGAACGCACCAACTCCTGCGAACAACTCTATGAATTTCATTAAGCAAGTTGTTTCGCTGGTCGTCCTCGTCTGCGAACTAAGTTACCTTGAGCGTCGTACTCAGGGATGCGAGAAATATCATTGCGGATGATTTTGTAAATCAACTGCTCGGATACTCCCATGGCTTCAGCAATCTCTCGATAGGTGATGCGCTGTTTACGCAATCTAAGAATCAACTGCTTACGGCGTTTACCTAAATCTTGAATCTGTACTTGATGAGTACGGATGGCATCGGTGAGAAGTTTTACCTCATCTAATCCTTTGCCGTCTAACTCTGTTGCTTGCATTACTGTACTCATATCATTTCTCCATCTTCGAACAAGCGTTCGACTGCATCATCAAACTTAACTCTCTTAGAAATATGTCTAGCCGTTGCAAGACACTCTAATTCAATTTTTATCATTGACTTTCGATATGCAATTAACATTCCGATATAAAATGGCAGTATGAAAAAACTAGCAACTGCTAGTCCAACAACTGTCCATATTAAATTCCAGTTCAATATGTCCTCTCTTTCTTTACTCCTCGAATATAAATAACTAACGAATTTTTATCCATCTTTGCTGGCAGAAAAGTTAGCGACTTAACAAACTTTGCAGAATCATCAGGAAGAACTCCTGCATCTACAAGTCCGTCAATCGCCGCTTTGACTGAGGGGTTACATGCCCCTACATCTTGTGGACGACCACCCTTCTGATGTGGTTCCACCGTAACGGTAATCCACGCCATAGGTGGTATCTTCTCATATTTAGCCAAGAGTTGAAAACCCGCTCGCCACGCTTTTGTTTGTTTCGCTTGTTCCCATCGATTGCCAGCCCGTTCAGCATTTGTGAGCCAAGGACGCTGATTGAACTCGAGACGATAAATCGTTTGCTCTGCTTCATCTGACTGACAAGAACATTCCATGGCTCAAGCATGAGGGAGACTCCGTTTCATGTCCAGTTGGGTTTTCTGTCCATAGTTGTCGATGTTCCACCAAGAACCAGTTTCGTCTTGAAATGGAATCTCTTCAGCCGATTCAATCTTTTGAATTAGGTATCCAAGTTCTCGGGCTTTGGCTCTATTGGACTCAACCCATCCATGACAACCGCTGGTTCCAGTACCGCAAAGAACAATAAGATTCGCTGATTCATGAAGCATTTCATTCTTTGAACCACCCATCATTCGAGGGCGTCTGTGATGAACTGACATTGGATAACCTAGGAAATCTCGATTACATCTTTCGCATTTATAGAAAGCACGGGCTAAGACTGTCCATCGGGTTTCTTCAGATACTCTGTTAGGTTTAGGTTTTGCCATTGGAGTCTTTCATCCGCGAGGGCGTCCAAGCAAGCAGGGCATACTTTTGACTCCGTTTGAATTTCCATTGCCTGAACCAAGTTACAAATAGGAATATCTTCATGGGTTAGGTGCCACCGTGTCGCTATCATTTTCCAACGGAGCATTGTCTACCCTGTTTCTATTCATGTAATCAAGAAATTCTTTTTTCCATTTTGCAACAACTTCAGGAGAGGCTTTTTCTTTTTCTCTTTGCTCCCACTCTAAAGACATCAATCTACTTTTTTCTTGCTCCCTTGAATCCGCCATTCTACGACGCAACTCTTTGTTTATATGTGAAGGTGTAATCGCCGTGTCAAAATTAGCGTAGTGCCAAGAAACTATTTTTTTGGCTTCTTCTAGGGTTAAATCTTTATCAAAAGATTCTCCCCATGCTCTTACCTTTAACTCATCGACTTGAATACGCAAGTCATAAATTCCAATAAACCCGACAAGAACTGCTATCTCAGATAGATTCATTGCGGAACTTTTCTGCAAGGTCAATGGCTCTGATTGCTGATTGTTCATGTTTTGTTTTAACTCCTACTCCTCTAAGGACTAAATCCATCTGTCTCATTGATGGAACTGTGCCGATGTAATCTAACGCCTGTTCAATTTGTTCACTTGTATAGCCACGCTTATCCGCCGCTTGGCATATTGCCAGTAATGAGTGCCATGCACTTTTACCTAAAGGTTTAACTCTTTGCTTCTCCCACCATTTTCTAGCAACTGCTTCCGAGAGCGGGATAACTGCGATAGCAGTTTCATCGCTCTTTGTTGTAGATAGGACAGTTGTATAGGACGGATGGTACGGAGTGGCGTTGGGGAGTTGAAGCCCTAGAGTTGGGGAGATAGGGGTATCTGAGTTGGGGAGTTCTATGTCTCCTAAACTTTGTTCCTCCCCAAGAGAGTTGGGGAGTTTCTTCCATAGCAACTGGTAAACGGTTGCATTACCTCTTGAGTTTCCCTTGGTAATAATCTTCAGGTGTCCATCGTCAATCATCTCGTTAATAACCTTTCGGACATACTCAACAGAGCATCGACCTTTGGTTGAGAGATTAGTTTGAGATGCAAAGAAGCGACCATCATCATGAGAAATATCTGCGAGCGCTAGGTGGATAAGTAGACGGGTTCCGTCGTAGGGCGAATCCGCCCAAACTTTTGTTATCCACCTGATGCTCACAAATTACCTCCACAATGGGGACAACACTTTTTGCGTCCCTGTAACTCAATCGCTCTACCTTGAATACTATCCAAATTTACATAGACCTTACAACGGTTTCGTTGTTCTCTTAACCTTGCAATTCGTCCTGTTTTGTGAAGCACAGACAATACACCCGAAGAGTTTCCATGGTGTAATCCAGTCATATCAGATAACTCTTTCCAAGTTATTCCAAATGATTTTTGCTCATCTAATAATTTCAAGGCTTGCGCTTGACGCCGAGCAGTCTGTCCTGACCTGTCCGAATCTAGCGCTCGCTCTTTACTGGTTTCACTACCGCTGTGACCTGAAGTTCCCCCATAAGGTAACTCAGGCTCAAACGGTAACTCCTCCGAGTTGTTTGTCATTGGCGTCCTCTTCCAATTTAGGCGGATTTATTTTTGATTGTTGTTCTTTGAACTTGGCACGGAATTGGTCAAGAAGTGCGACTGGGTAAGCGTCCTTGTTCAAGGTTATGTACTGACCGATTAAAGATAAAGATTCCATATCGGTTGATTGACTAATTCTCACGATGACTGCCTCAGATGGTAAAACATCTTTCTCACTTGAGCGTTCATAAGAAGTTGCATCAGGGTCTACCTCATCGGTTGGAAGTGATAGCGATTGAAGCAAGGCAGTACGGAAAGCAACTGACATGGCTTTGGCTGTTGCCTTATCGCCTGAGTCCATTGCTTCGCCAACTACTGTTGCTTTGATTGTGTCACCGTTTGCTCCGATAAATGTATAAGTCACTTTGACTCTGACATGACCCATAGCGGTTCGGTTCTTTCCAATCTCAACTGTTTGATAGTCATACTCTTCAACTGAAGGCACAACGATTACACCGAACTTTTGAAGTGCTGGAGATACTGCATTGACAACAGAATCAATTCCTCGGAAGTTAAATCCTTGGGCTGTGTTCTTGTCTTTCTTTGCAATTGCTCCAACTGCTTTCATAATCTCACTCAGGGCTTGAGCGATTGGTAATTTGTTTTCCATGTTGCCTCTCTCTACTCTGCTATTAAGAACGAGACTGAAACTTCAGCGGGTACAACTTTGACTGAAGGCACAATTTCGCCTTGGGTTGATATTACTTTATCTTCTGACTGATTCAAAGCACCTAGGGCTTTTTTATCAATTTCTTTTTTAACTCTGACTAATTCAGGGGCATTGGTCTCAGCCCATTCAAGGAACTTGGATTCATCCTCAATATCAAACTTAACTCGACCTGAGATAGTTTTGATGGTGCCGTGGGGCAGGACTATGCTTTTACGGTCTTTAGAGCGCTCCTGAAGGGCGTATGGGCGCAGGTTCGCCTCAAACCATTCAGCATCTCTCTCAAGGGCTGTATTGACCTTCTGAAGCCATTCTGTGACCCTCTGTAACTCTCGGTCAAAGATGGCTGTGTTATCTGATTGCTTGCGTCGAATAGATGCAAGTTTTCTCATTGCCCAATCTGCTTTTGAATCGTCATCAACAATAAACGGTTCGCGGGCTGGTTCTTCAATGATTTCAAAATCATCAACTGGTAATGCGTTGTCCATGTGGA